ACGATGTGCCCGAGACGCCGGAGGACCCGGTCAGCCGCCCGGGCGATCTCTGGATCCTCGGCAATCACCGGCTGCTCTGCGGCGACTCCACCGTGGCGACCGATGTCGAGCGGGTCCTGAATGGCGTCAAACCGCTGCTGCTTGTCAGCGATCCGCCATATGGAGTGGAGTACGACCCGTCCTGGCGCAATCAGACCGGGGCCGCCAAGACCAAACGCACCGGCAAGGTGCTGAACGACGACCGCGCCGACTGGCGTGAGGCCTGGGCGCTGTTCTCGGGTGATGTCGCCTATGTCTGGCACGGCGCGCTGCATGCGGCGACTGTGGCCGAGAGCCTCGAGGCCTGCGGCTTCGTCATCCGCTCCCAGATCATCTGGGCCAAGGATCGCCTGGTGCTGAGCCGCGGCGACTACCACTGGCAGCATGAGCCGTGCCAACCCGCCGGCACGATGGTCCAGAAGGTCGTCGAGCGCGGCGCTGGCTCCCAACCAGCAAAGATCGAAGAGGTGCCCATCGAGACGCTTTGCGCCGGAGACTTCGTGGTGTCCTACAACCCGTACGAGAGCGTCGTTCGCCGCCGCGGCCGGGAAATCACTCGATACGGTGAGCGCCAGTTCGACGGCCTCATGCACACGATTTCGGCTGCGGGGCGGGTCACTCGTGCAACCCCGGAGCACCGCTTTTCCGTTCGCCTGAACCCTGACGCTGCAGACAAGCAAGTGGTCTACCTGATGCGCCGCGGCGATTGGTGGCGGGTTGGGCGAGTGGGTCTATTCAATTCGCGCGGCTTCGGCCTCGCCACGCGCCTGGCGGACAATAAGGCCGAAGAGGCGTGGATCATCTCGGTTCACAGCACCGCCCGCGAAGCGCAGTGCGCGGAACAGATTCTGTCCTGCAAGTACGGTATCCCGACGACGCATTGGGAAGTCGACAACTGGGCGAAAGCACCTGAGCGCGTAAGGTCGCCCGCGATGATCGCGGGCATTTACACCAGTCTCAATCTGAGTGCGTTGGAGGCTCGGGCAACATTGCTGCTTCGCGATCATCGTCTGGAACGGGACCAACCGTTCATGACGGGCGGCGAGCGGCTGATGTTTTCGCGGCAGTCGACGCGCCTCATCAGGGCCTGCAATGTGTTCGCGCAGATCATGCAGATCCCGATGCCAACCGCAGGTGATGATTTCGAGTGGGTCACAGTCACCGGCAACGATGCGACGCCGTTCAGCGGCCCGGTCTACTCGATGGATGTGGACCGTGACCTGCACTACGTCGCGGACGGGCTGGTCACACATAATTGCTGGTACGCTGTGAAGAAGACCGGCAAAGGCCACTGGGCCGGGGATCGCAAGCAGACGACCCTTTGGCAGATCGCCAACAAGGATCAGGACGCCGAGACGGTGCATGGCACGCAGAAGCCGGTCGAGTGCATGCGCCGGCCGATCCTGAACAACTCGAGCCCCGGCCAGGCGGTCTATGAGCCGTTCATGGGCTCGGGCACCACGCTGATCGCGGCCGAGACGACGGGGCGGGTCTGCCTCGGGATCGAACTCAACCCCGCCTATGTCGATGTCGCCGCGACCCGGTGGCAGCGGTTCACCGGGCAGACGGCCGTCCTCGACGGTGACCGGCGCAGCTACGACGAGATTAGGAACGGGCGCGCAGCGGCATGAACCAGTCGCGCATCATGTCGCTGGTCGAGGCTGCGACCAATGTGATCATCGGCTACGTGCTCGCGATCCTGACACAGATCATCGTGTTCCCGTGGTTCGGGATCGAGGCCGGGCTGGTCGAGCACATGAGCATCGGCCTCGTCTTCTTGGGCGTGTCGCTGGCGCGCGGCTACCTGCTGCGGCGTCTGTTCGAGGCGATCCGTGTGCGACACGCAGAACGAGGAAACGCCGCCCGATGATCCGGGCGGCGCCTTCGCGCAGCGGCTGTGATCAATTGCGGATGGCGTAGACCCGTCCGCGCTGCTCGACCTTCTCGGAGGTGATCGTCAGGCCCAACTTCTTCTTCAGCGCGCCGGAGAGGGCACCCCTCGCGGTGTGGGGTTGCCAGTCAAGTGCGGCGACGATCTCGTCGATGCTGGCCCCGCCTTCGGCGCGCAGCATCGCGATCAGGGCAGCCTGCTTGGTGCCTTCGCGCGGCGTGCGCGCCTTGGGCGCAGGGTCGGGCACAGTGGCGGTGTCGGTCGCGACCTCCGAGCTCGGCGCTTCCGTCGCTCCCGTGGGCGCGCCATCGGCGCCCTCCGGCTCGACCCCGATGGCGGCGAGCCCGGCATCGGTGATGTGGAGCAGGACGGCGCAGCCGTCCGCGTCGTTGCGCCAGATGCGGTTCAGCGCCGGATCGGCCTTGGTCATGCTCTCGGTGACGCGCTCGGCGATCAGCCCGCGGGATAGCAGCGCGCCGACCACCTTGGTCGCGGCGCCCCCGCGCAAGCTGCCGGGGAGCGGCAGGACGTTGCCGTCGTCGCGCTGCGCGGCAGCGCTCAGGATGATGGCTTGGGTGTCGGAAAGCTTGGTCATGGTGTGGTCTCCGTGATCGGGACCGCGACCGTCGCGGTCCTTCTACCACCCCAAGCCGCGCTCCCGTGAGGCAGACGCGGCGGTTGCGGGGCTGTCGGCGCCGATCAGACGCCGTCGTCGGCCTCGGCGAGGATCTGGAAGTGGGTCGCGAGGCCCATCAGGTAGGGGAGCCCGTGGGGGATGCCGGTCTCGCGCGCCATGCGGCGATCGATGATCCAGCCCATCCAGCGCGCGACCGCGGCATCGATCGCCGCATCGAGCGTCCTGCCCTTGGCGAGCCCGTTGGCGACGTCGTCGGCGAAGTGGCGGCCGTGGCGGGCGTCGAGGAAGTCGCGCACCCCCTCGGGCGTGGCGCCGGTCACGCGGGCGATCGCCGCGAAGGCGATCCCCCAGGCCCTCGCGGCGTCGCCGGCCGAGGTGCACTCGAGATGGTCGATGGTGCCGTGGAAGCCCCAGGCGGCATTGCGGGTGGGCAGGATCGGGTTGGTCATCGTGGCCTCCTTCGGCTGCATCGTTTCCGTGCCATCAACTTCGCTCTGGCGGCGGTGCTTATCCAGCAAAAGATCAGCAATACCATTGCTTTATGAGCGTTGAGAGGATCATCGGATGTCGGCGGCCACGCAACCGATCGCGGTGATCGCGAAGCTGCTCGATCTCTCGGAGCGCCGGGTGCAACAGTTGAGCCGGGAGGGGGTGATCCCGAAGGCCACGCGCGGCCAGTACGACCTGATCGGATCGGTGCGCGGCTATGTCCGCTATCTCCGCGACCAGGCGGCGCGGGCGCAGGCGGGCGCGCCGGATTACGCCGCAGAGCGGGCCCGCTTCATCCGGGCGCGCGCCGATCTCGCCGAGATGGAGGCGGAACAGCGGCGTGGCGCGCTGATCGCCGCCGAGGATGTGGAGGGGGCGTGGATCGCGGTCCTGGCGCTTCTGCGCACCCGGCTGCTGGCGCTGCCGGACCGGCTCGCGCCGCTCGCCTTTGAACAGTCAACCGTCGGAGACACCCGGAACCTGATCCGCGCCGTCCTTCGCGAGGTGCTCGATGATCTCGCGCAAACCGATGTCCGATCTGAACCCGACACTGACCCTGACGGGATCGGCGATCTTGCGGCGGACGGTGACGCGGGCGCTGGCGGTCCTGCGGCCGCCGCCGGAGCTGACGATCAGTGACTGGGCGGATGCGAACCGGCGGCTGAGCTCGGAGGCCAGCGCCGAGCCCGGCCAATGGCGCACCAGCCGCGCCGAATACCAGCGCGGCATCATGCAGGCGATCTCGGACGCCGGCGCCGAGAGCGTCGTGATCATGTCCTCGGCCCAGGTCGGCAAGGCGCTGGCGATCGATACACCGATCCCGACGCCGACCGGCTGGACGACGATGGGAGAGCTGCAGCCCGGCGACGTCATCTTCGACGAGACCGGCGCGCCGTGCCGGGTCACCGCGGCCACCGGCGTGATGCTGGACCGTGCATGCTACCGGGTCCGGTTCTCGGACGGCAGCTCGATCGTCGCCGATGCCGATCATCTCTGGGCGGTCGAGTCCGATACCGTGGTGCCCGGACACCGCCTGATGGGGGACCGCTTTGATGAAGACCCATCGGGCGGTTCTGACAACGAGGGAGATAGCTGAAACAGCGCATTGCCGTGGCACGAAACCGAGAAACCGGTACGCGATCCCGGTGACCGGGTCGCTCGATCTTCCCGAGGCGGACCTGCCGATCCCGCCCTATGTGCTCGGCGTCTGGCTCGGAGACGGCCACAGCTACGGAACCCAGATCACCGCGCATCGCAGCGATCTGGAGATCGCGGATCATCTGCGCGCTTGCGGTGTCGAGATCGCGGTCGAGCAGAAGGACAGGCGGTTCGCGGACGTTCTGTGCCTGACGCCGTCGTTGCCCTGGCCGGCCCATGTTTGCCGCCGTGGTCACGACATGAATGTTCTGGGTCGCTATACGAAAGGCCAGTGCGCCGAATGCGCACGACAGGCGGCGATGAAGTGGAAGCACGGTCGTCCGCGCGATGCGGTCCGTCCCGGCGCGGTCTCGTTCTTTCGGCGTCTCACCGCGATGGGACTGATCAAGTCGCGCAAGACCCCGGAGACCGGCAAGCACATCCCGGCGATCTACCTGCGGGCGTCGAGGGACCAGCGCCTCGCCCTCCTGCAGGGGCTGATGGACACCGACGGGCATGTCGGCCGCAAGGGCCGGTGCGAGTTGGTGACGATCTATCCGCGGCTGGCGGACGGGTTCGGCGAGCTGCTCGCCACGCTCGGCATCAAGTTCACCTCCGCCGAGCGGCAGCCGATGGCGGTGATCGACGGCGAACGCCGCCCGGGCAAACCGGCGCGCCGGTTCTCGTTCATGATCTACGACGACACGCCGGTCGTCAGGCTGTCGCGCAAACGCGCCCGGCAGGTGTCGCGGGAGGGGCGGCGTACGACGGAGACGGAACGGCGCCGGATCGTCGCGGTCGAACCGGTCCCGAGCGTGCCGGTCAAGTGCATCCAGGTCGACAGCCCGAACCGGCTCTATCTCGCCGGCAGGGCGATGATCCCGACCCATAACACCGAGATGCTGAACAACGCGATCGGCTACCACATCGACCAGGACCCGGCGCCGATCATGGTGGTGATGCCGACCGAGCGCGACGCCGAGACCTGGTCGAAGGACCGGTTCTCGCCGATGGCGCGCGACACACCGTGCCTGACCGGCAAGATCGCCGACCCCAGGTCGCGCGACGGCAACAACAAGATCCTGCACAAGCGGTTTCCGGGCGGACATCTGACGATTGTCGGCGCCAACGCGCCCTCGGGGCTGGCGAGCCGGCCGATCCGGCTCCTGCTCTGCGACGAGGTCGACCGCTACCCGTTCAGCGCCGGGGCCGAGGGCGACCCGGTGAACCTGGCGAGGAAGCGGACCGTCACCTTCTGGAACCGCAAGATCGTGCTGGTCTCGACGCCGACCAACCGGGGCGCGAGCCGGATCGAGGCGGCCTGGGAGGAGAGCGACCAGCGCCAGTTCCATCTGCCGTGCCCGGACTGCGGCGCGGAGCAGGTGCTGACCTGGGGGCAGGTCCGGTGGGACAAGGATCCGGACGGCACCCACCGGCCCGAGACCGCGCGCTATCATTGCGTGGACTGCGATGCGGGATGGCGCGACGAGACCCGCTGGGCCGCGGTCAGCCGGGGCCGCTGGATCGCGAACCGGCCCTTCGCCGGGATCGCGGGGTTCCACCTGAACGAGATCTATTCGCCCTGGGTGCGGCTCGAGGCGATGGTGCGGGCGTTCCTCTCGGCCCGCGCGGGCGGTGACCAGGCAATGAAGACCTTCGTCAACACCTCGCTGGGCGAGACCTGGGTCGAAAGCGGCGAAGCGCCCGACTGGCAGCGGCTGGCGGACCGGCGGGAGGCCTGGCCGCCCGGCACGGTTCCGGCGGGCGGGCTGTTCCTGACCGCAGGCGCCGACGTGCAGAAGGACCGGATCGAGGTCGATGTCTGGGCCTGGGGGCGCGGGCTGCAGAGCTGGCTCGTCGATCATCTGGTCCTCGAGGGCGGACCCGGCGATCCGGCCTGCTGGCAGCAGCTCACGAACATGCTCGGCCGGACATGGGCGCATGCCTGCGGCGCGCATATGACGCTGGCGCGGCTCGCGATCGACACCGGCTTCGAGACCAGCGCCGTCTATGCCTGGTCGCGGCAGGTCGGCTTCGCGCAGGTGGCGCCGGTCAAGGGCGTCGAGGGCTTCAACCGGGCGAGCCCGGTCACCGGGCCGACCTATGTCGATGCCACCATCGCGGGCAAGCGG